TGCGGCCGCATCCATGTTTTGTAAAATATTTTTCATATCCATTTTTAACTCCCTACAGTGCTGGCACTGTTTTCCTTATTGTCAATATCTTTGCTATCGCCTACATGTACACCTTCAGTAGGCTCATGTCCACGTTCTTTACGAGCAGTTTCTAGTTCTTTCAACAAGTTCATTACTCGGCTTTCACCAGCTTCTTCTTGAGCTGATTCTCCGCCCATATCTTCCTGTGTTAGTAACACATCATATGTAGTTTCTTCTGCTTCGCTTTGATATTCTTCTCTTGGGTCATTCATATTACGCACAATGATATAACTTTGATCTACACCGCAACACTTACCTAAATATTCTTGTAGTACTTGTGGAGTAGTTGGATAGTTTACTTCTGCTTCAAAGTATGTAACTTCCATGTTTTGTAACTGGGGGAAATCTAATGGACGTTCTTGTATTGGTGTTTTTTTGCCTGCTGTCATGTTAACAACATCAAATTTTTCAAGTGCAGTTTTCAAACTAGTTTCAAACCCTTCAGGCATACTACCAGCTAAACCTACTTTAAACTCGTATGTTTTTTTAGCTTCTGTTAGAATTTCATTAAATTTGCGCATATCAATATTTCCTATTATATGTTATTTATCTTTATCAAGCCCTTTTAGCTTCTCTAATAGACTATTTCTGTCTGTGACAACGTAGCCTTCTCCATTAACAAAGTCAGTGTCGCCCTTTTTACCTTTGTCAGAGTCAAGTTTTTCTTTCTTAAGTTGCAGTTCAACCATTTTTAGTTTTTTATCTAGTTTAGCAACTTTTGCATCTAGGTTAGTTTTTAACATTGTGCCGGCAACTTCAAACACTCTACCAGAATATCTGCTTTCAACATTCATACCTAAATCCATTAAATCTTCGTATGCTTGCATTGCTTTGTCTGACACTTCACTAAGTTCTTTGTCAGCTAAGTCGCCCAACCCTTTTACCTGAGGTAATGCTGAACTTATTTTATCAAACTCTGCAATATCTCGCATAGTTTCTTTTTGTTGCTCAAGATGATAAGACTGCTGTTCAGTTTCCTGTACTTCAGCTTCTTCTATAATTTCTTTGCTCTCAGGCAAATTTAGTAGGTCTTCTAGTTTCTTGGTCATTTGTCCTATACCATTATATGCTAGTTTTATTTATCTTCTTTTGCCTTGGTGGAACATATCTTGTTCGTTTATAATTCTAAAGAATATACCTTTTTGACTGCACCATGCTCTTGCGGCTTGCCATTTTGCTTGATTAATTACATAGTGTGCTTGATTATGTTTGCTACGTCCAACTTTTTCACGTAGCGTTTGATTAGCTGGTTTAACTTCAATAAGTTCTACACGCTTTTTGCCAATCTTATCACCGTATACTATAAAAAAATCAGGAACATAAATTGTGTTCTTTCCAGTTAGTGGATTTCTATAGGGGATCTTTATTGCTTCACTTGCCCATTGTTCTACAGATGTATGTTCGTCGCAGAATCGCATAAAGGCAAACTCCCAACTGCTACGATATGTTGGGGTTTTATTTCCTACATACTTTTCAGGAAATTTTAGAGTATACTTTCCCTGAGCAAACTTTTTAGCCATTACGAGCCTTCAAGTATGTTTCTTGATTCGATTGTTGTGTTAACTTTTTGTTTTCTAAAACCTACTACACTAGTTCTTTTTCTATTATAGTTAAGTATCTCTGCAACAACTGAACTTAGTTTAACACCGTCTAGTGTTTTTAGTGTATCAATTAATTCAAATATTTTTATATTTTCATTTTTTGCTTGTCTTAATAAAACAGTTCCAACTGCTACTGCCGCTGTTTTTTCAAACCCTGCTTCTTCAAAAAATGATATTACTACACTTAATTCGTTATCTAACAAATTAATTTGAGTATTGTAATATGTATCAAAGAATAACTGTACACCTTTGTCAGATCTTTTTGATATATTTGGTATTGGTAAACTACTCATTATTCAGCGTCCTCTAATACTTTTTTCTTATATGATTCTTTTAATGTTGCTGGCAATGATGCCCATGCTGATTGTAAATTATTAACGCCGTCGCCGCCATTACTTAAAAAGTCTGCTAAAAATAATATCTTAGCTAAAGAATCTAATGCTTCCGGATTATTAGATAATTCGTCAAAACTTTTACTAGAACTAGTATTAGTAGATCTTGATGTAATTTTACTGCTAGTTGCTGTAGTTACTGACTGTTGCCCGCCTGCTCCCCTTGTTTTAGGGATAATAATATCTTGTAATCCACTAATATTATCAACATTTGTTATTTGTGATATACTGCTGTATAAGCTATTAAATGCATCACTTAGGTATGTTAAAGGACCATTATCGTAATCAATGTTAGGATCATTATCACGGTATTCTGGAGAGTTTAAATTTGCTAATAGATCTGTATCTATAGATGATGCAAGTGGTACATTTAATGGACTTGGTTGTGTATCGTAATGTGCAACACCAAACCCGGTTGGATTGCCATCTGCACCTACTTCAACAGATCCTCGACTATAATGAACAGCTTCGTATTGAAGCGTAATAGTATTTTGCATAAATGTACCGTTATCTGCACTATCAACTTGATCGTGTTCCCAATTTGTAATTATTGGATTTACTAATGTATATGTAGTATATTGCGATCTTGATAATTGAGATATTTGTATGTTTCTAAAAAAAGGTACCGATAAACTATTGTCTAACCCATATCTAAACTGATTACGTTCTCTACCTTTATATGTATTGTCGCCATCACCGGCTTTGTTATATGCTCCTGCTTCATCGCCATACCACGCATCTGCATAATAATATCTATAATATGCTTCTAGTAATGCAGTTGTTACTCCGTGATTGTCATCATGAAATGTAATTGTAACAGGCTGATATTGAATTGCTGTTTGCATATGTTTTGTACGATTGTACTTTTTACGTGTTTCTACTGTAGCTTGAAATTTAGGTAAGTCAGCCATTTTAACTAACAGTCCTATTTCAATACCATACTTTTCTACTAATGCTTGTATAGTATTACCTACATTAGGATCAATTGCAAAATATGTGTGATAAAGATATTTTGTTTTAGGTGCAAATTTTAAATTGCTACTAACAAATAGCCGCGAAGCATGATTGTAATCTGCTAGATTACCTTTAGGTCCGTTGTAGGCATTTAGGTTATTCGAATATGCATTAGTGGTCATACTAATATTTATCTATATCTTTTATGTACGTAGATAATAAAAAAGGGGCACTAAGCCCCTTCTTTGCGTTATATTAAAATAACTTACGAACCGCCGCCTGTAATTAACGAGCCATTTTGTCTTGGTACACTTACACCAATGCCGCCATCAGCATCAGTTTGAATTGCGTTGTCATACTGCATTTCTAGTGTAACAGTAACAGGTTCATTGTTTTGGTATGCTAGTGTATTATAGTTTGCATTTGTAATAAAGCAACCGTATAGTTCAAACGTTTCTAATACGTTTGGTTGATATACACCATTACCACCATCTAAGATTTCAATACGTGTAGTAAATTTATAATCTTGACCTGATACTGGACTTGACTGTTCCATAAAGTCAAATTGCTTCTGTAACTGTTCGCCTACAAGTTTTTGTACAGCGTTATTAACATCTTCACGTAAGTTTAGTGTAATTGGCTGCCATGTATGCTTGCCTGCTAAGTATGCTTTTGAGTTGTATGCATGAATTTCCATTGGCTCAAAAGCAACAGTTGGACGAGTTACGTCAATAACTTGTTTGGTAAGTTCTGTTGTCGGAGTTGAAACACCAAAGTTTTCCAGCGACACTCTAAAGCGGTACTGGAGCTTCGGCATCAACAAGCCCTGGCTAGCGGCACTGTCTCCACTAGCTAACGGAACTGTAATTTTCGATAATGATGAGATTGCCATTTAATTTGCTCCTAATTGCTTAATATTATTTATCATCTTATAAGCCTGCTATTTCGCCAGTATTCTTAAGTCTTAACGGAATGTATATAAACTCAATTGATTTAACTGGTTCAATTGCTATATCAACATAAAGCTCATTACGATCAATTCTTGCTGGTGTGTTGTTTGTTTCATCACACACAACTAGGTAGTCATAAAGTGCTCTTTGTCCTACAAGTTCAAGTAATAAACTTTCAACTTGCTGTTTCATCTCATCACGTGTGATCTTATCATTTGGTTCAAAGATATAAGGTTTGGCTAATTGATTTAGTTGTGAACGTAAGTACACTACTAGTCTTGCAACGTTAATTCTGTCTAATGAACTTGCGCCTCTTGCACGAGTTTTTTGTCCAAAGTTAACAAGTCCTGCGCCTGTAATAAATGTAATTGGATTAACACTATTACTGTATAATGTGTCACGTTGTCCTTCGTTTAACGAAGTTGAAACAAATTCTCCTTCGCTACTAATATAACCTGTTGAACTTGCATTAGTAATGCCGCCACGTCTTGTTCCTGCTGGAGCAAACCATGGATAGCTAACTTGATCACTTAGTGCAATAGTACGCATCATCATATGACTTGGTGGAACTACAACATTATTTCCAAAGTTGTCACTTGTAAAGCCCCATGGATAAAATACGCCTAAGTATTCATCATTAGTAACAAGTCCGTTGTCGTTATCTTCAACAGCAGAGCGAACATTTGTTCCCCACTCATTAAGTGAAGTTGCATCTGGTTTTAGTCTTGCTGGGCTATCACCAACAACAAATGCTGTTAAGCCTCTGTCACTGTTTAATGTAGTTAACTCGCCAATTAGTTCTGGATACCCAGGACATGCAATTAAGTTAAATCTACGTGCATCTTCGTTTCTAATTTCGTCATTACTATTAACTACTGCTTGTAATTTTTGTACAACAACTTTACGCTGTGCTTTACGTCCAAAGCTACCTGAACCATCTTCGTTATTTGCTGATTCAGTAACCCAGCGGTCTGCCGCATATGATGTCATTTCTTCATCGTTAAAGCGTTTGTTAAGAGCAGTTTTATCAACATATCCAACTTCATAACGCTTAACGTTAAACCCACTTCTACGTGTGTTAAACAATAATGTACCTTTTGGATATAATGCAGGATCAGGGCAATCAGGATCAACATAGTTCTTTGTTAATAATGTTTTAATTGTTGCCGCTGTATTTCCTTTTGCTCCACTTTCACCGTAACGTGCGTCAGCAAATACAATACCATTTTCAGTAGTTTGATCACCATTATCTACTAAGTCCCAACGGTCAATTAATGGACCTTTGTACTTGTAAATAGTTGGATAGTTTTCAATGTCGCTAGTATCAATCCAAAGATCGCCTGCTACTAATGCACTTGTACCGTCTGATTGTTTTGTTGGTTTTGTAGCTGAAACAATTGGTCCATTTGCATCTGTACCGTTAACAGCACTATACACTGGACTAGTTGAATCTTTGTATCCAACCCAAACACTACCATTGTTGATCATAATATCAACTTCATCAATTGTTGAGTTGTACCATAGCTGACCTTGTACTGCCGCATTAGACGGAGCATTGTTACTAGGTGTATAACTTAATACTTCCCAATTACTTGCTCTAAACTCTACTGGTGCAATATTATTGTCAACACCTGGTTCGTTAGCAATAAATCTTGTTCCTGAGCCAGTGCTAATATTATAAGGTGAAATGCCTAATGCATTTAACGCTGGTGCCGCACTTGAAACATCGTCTTTAAGTTTCATTTCGCCGCCGTTGCTATGTTTTATAACTATACGATCCTGTGCATCTACACTTGCACTAACATATGGAATATTAGCACTTGTGATTGCAGTTGCTAAGTTATTAGCAGTATCTGCACCAGTTGCTGCCGCAAGCCATGTTATTGAATGTGCTGAGAACGTATTTGCTCCTGGCGATGTTGAACTAATTTCTAATTTATAAGTTAAACCGTCTGTAAAGTTAGCCGGTGTAACCGCACTAGTTGTTACTGTGGTTGCCCCAACTGCCGCTCTTTTAAATACTTTAAAGGTAGCAAGTGGACTTGCATCGCCGGCAACATTAGTTTGAATGTATAAATCACCAATTGCTAAGTTAGATCCGCCGCCTGTTTTATCAAGATCAACTAGCGCATCTTGTGCTGTTGGATATAAAGGCGATGATATTGAATCCCAAATTTTTGTTCCGTCGTTCCACTGTTTTACTCTCCAACGAGCACCTTGGTTTGGTGTAGTTGTTTTAATCCATATACTTCCTGTTGGACGTCCGTTATAAGCTGTTCCACTTTTAAATGTGTCTGGAATTTGTGTGTGTTTACTAATTTGTACTGCTGGAATTAAATACTGTTCTGCTGACAAGCCTAACCAAGTTAGTGCAGATGCATCTTCGTTTGGTCCTAATGTAAATGTAATTCTATCAGTTGCAGAACCATCATTGTATAGTGCTAGTTCACCACTAACTTCAGCTGCCGAAACACCTGATATTGCAAAGCCATTAATTGCTGATACAACATCCGCTATTGAATCACCTGTACTTACTGTAACTGTAGTGCCATTAAGTAAAAATACTTCTGATCCGCTTTCTGACGAATCTTCACCGTAAGTTGTGCTTGTTTTAGAACTTGTTACAGTTGGAACAGAACCAATCCACTGTGACGATCCTACTTTAAGCCATCCGCTTGTAGATCTATACCAAATAGTATTAAGTGTAGTTACAGTAACAACGGCATAGTCGCCAACTGCACCAATTGATCCTAATGGTGTGTAGTCTGCATTGTCGTAATCAACTACTTGTGCTTGTTCTGTAATTGCAAGTGGTATTTTATTAGTAAATGTTTGTCCGCCAGTAACTGATTCACTAGCATTATTCCATTCTTGAATACCGTAAACAGATGATGCAGTGTCTAACCAATATGTACCTGCTGTTGGTGCAGAAGTTGGCACTGTTGAAGTTGGAGTAAGTTCTGCTAGATCTACATCTGCTCTTACTACCCATGCTCTGTTGCTTACGCCTAAATATGAATATGCCGCTTGTAGGCCATACTCGTTTAGTTCACTTCCGTGAACTGGATTATTACTTGCATCAGTTTGGAAAACAGGGTCGCCAAATGTTTCAGCTAAATCACGTTGCGATGTTAGCAAGTAAGGCTTCCCAGCATTAGATGCTAGTGTTCCTATTGCTGTGCCCGAAGCTGAAGCATTTAGTTTGTTTTCTTGAGATGCAACAAAAATTACTGGTACTGTACCTGGTTCAGCTGGAGTGTAGAAACTCTCATCTATTACGCTTACCTGTACACCTGGTGATGTCAATGCCATTGTTTATTCTCCTATTGGAACTGTGTTCTGTTTATTAATTGTATTTACCATTTTAAATAAAAAAGCCTGTGCAAATACCATAGAAAAAGGGACCAAAAAGGTGAGCTAAATATATGTATGCGTCCATTATGTAAATGCGGGTTAAGACCAGCGGCAATTAACTATAAAAAAGGTAACAAAGTTTACTATCGCAAGTTATGTGAAAGGTGTTCTCGTAATGGCTTAAATCACGGTGTACCTAAATGGAAACAACGAGGATACAAAAAACTTGATACGTGTGAGAAGTGCGGATTTCATAGCAAACATGAAGAACAGTTTAACGTGTTTCACATAGACGGAGACTTAGATAACTGTCGACCAGCTAATTTAAAAACCATATGTGCTAACTGTCAGCGGATTCTTCAAAAAGATGGAGTTGTTTGGAAACAGGGAGATTTAGTGCCTGATTTTTAGTAAGAATAGTTCGCATTAAGATATCAACATTTTTATGTAATCTTGCAAGGTCTCCATTGTTATCAATAGTATAATCACACATCCATTGTTCAATACTCATCGAACTAGGGT